CACGCCACCGAGAAGGCACGACGCATCCGAGCCGGTGTTGTTGTTACCACTCTGCCGCAGATCGCAATTCCAACCGTCGATCTCACCGGCGAGCGCCGTGCCAGCATTCCAGTTCAGCTTCCTGACAGAGACGCCCTGGCCGATATCAGCAGCGCCGGGACCGGAGCCGAGCGACCCGGCAGGTATTGCCTGGACGTACTGCGCGAACGTCGAGTTGTTCACGTGGTTGGTCGCGGCGTTGTAGTTCGTCAGCATCGCCGTCGTGGACGGGTTGGTCGAGAACGGGAACGTCGTCACGACCGCCGGGCCGACCGTCAGGAGGCCGTTGGTGACATCCGTCAGCACGTTGCCGCTGCTGATCGTCCAGCCAGAGTTCTGCGTCGCACCAGCGGTGCCGCTGAACTTCACGATCGCGGTGTCGGTCGAGGTGGTTGCGAGACCGAGCGTCCCGCGCGCCGTCGCAGCGTCCACGTCGTCGACGAGGCTGCGACCGTAAGTCGTGAAGGTGGCGAGCGCGGCAGTGCCCGCGCCGGTGAAGTACGGCAGCCGATCCGCCGCGCTGGTGAGCCCGGCGATCGCGCCAAGCTCCGCGTCATCGCATGAGAAGAGTTCGGTCGTCGTGACCAGGGCGAAGTTCGCGCACGATGACGTTGTGAGGAACGTCCGCATCGCGCTCGACAGGTCGAACAGCGCGGCGGCCCCGGCGCCGGTGAAGTAAGGCGCCTTGTCGGCTGCTGACGTGAGCCCGGCGATCGCGCCAAGCTCCGCGTCATTCAGCAGGAAGCTGTCGTCGGTGACCGCCGCCCCCAGGTTCGCGCTGGTGGGCGTGGCGAGGAACGTGGCGACGTTGGTGCCGGGCGTCGTCGAGCACAGCGCGGTCGAGTTCGACAGGTCGGCGCAGGCAAGCCGCGCCACCGTGAGCGCCGCGCCGGCCGAAGCCTGCTGCACCACGAACGACGCTCCACCGGTGGCGGTGAAGTTGGTCGTGCCGGACGGGAAGGTGAGCGTACCGGCAGCCGTCGCCGGGCCCGCGATCGTGAGCATGCCGGAGGTCGCGCCGGACAGTCTGAGCGTCCCTGCGGCGCTCGCTGGCACGCCAAGCGTAAGCTGGGCAGTGGATATCGTGACGTTGGCATTGCCCGTCACAGCGTTCGTGCTGGTCGCGTAGTACGCAAGCTGCCCGGCTGTGCCAGCGTTGACCGTCCCGCCGCCGCCTCCCACCGTGCAGGCGCCGCCAGCAGCGACGAAGTTGCCGTTGGCGTCGATCGAGACGCAGTCGCCGTTCGTGAGCACGCCGCTGGAGGTGGCAAGCTGGGTCGTGTTGCCCGACAGCGTGGTGGCAAACACCACCTTGGTGCCGGTGCCAAGCTCGTCGGTGATCAGCGTCTTGAACAGCGCCGAGGTGCCGCCGGTGGTTACCGTCGCGAAGGCGTCGAACCCGGTCGCGCGCGAGAACGCCGCCCACGACGTGAGGTCCGCGTCGAGCGGCTGGTAGAGCGCCGTCAGGTTCGAACCGCCGACGATCAGGCTGCCGCTCGCGGTTCCGACCGTCAGCGTGTTCGTGGTCGTGTCGAACTTGAGATCAGGATCGCCCTCGATGACCGTCGAGGCTGTCCAGACCGCAAGCTGGTCGTTGAGCGGTGTCCCGGTGTTGGAGACGTTGCCGCTACCCCCAGGCGTCGCCCAGGTGCCGTCACCGCGCCAGTACGTTGAGGCCGACGCCGCCGTGCCGAAGTTGAGATGCGTGACCGACAGGTTGCCTTGCAGGTCATCGAGATCGAGCGTGCTTTCAAGCTCCGGCTCGACCTGGGCAAGATCCAAGTTCCACGTCTGGAAGCCACCGCTGACGAGGATGTCGCCCTTGTCGCCGTCGGCGAATGTCGCCGAGGTGAAGTTGACGCAGACCGTATGCGTGCCAGACGGCAGCGCCAGCTTGGTGCCGATGCCGTCGGACGAGACGATCTGCGCGGCGCGCGTCAGCGTGTTCGGCGAGGTGAACACGCCCTCGCCGGTCTCGACCTTGCCGTTGCTCGCCGTGATGCCGTACGGCACCGTCCGGCCGCTGGTGATCGTCGTCGAGAACGGCAGGTAGTTGCCCGACACTCCGCTGATTGTCAGCGTGCCGGTGCCCGTCGTCGTGCTCAGTTGGCACGTGATGTCAGCGAATTGGTAGACCGCCTCGGCGGGCGCGATCGGCGCCAGCACCGTGAGGGTGATCAGGAGAAGACCAAGCCAGCGGAGAGCTTTCATCATTCCATCACCACATCGATCGTGAAGTCGATCGTGTCACCGTTGTTGACCGTGACCACAGCGAAGTCGCCATAGAATGCGAGCGTATCACCTGTCGCATCGACGAACACCCCCACCTCGGTGATGTCACGCACTGCGTCGGCCGTGATCGTGCCGGTGATGCGGTAGGTGTCGCCCGCGAAGAACGTCGTCTGCTGCGACGTGATGCCAACCACGCGGTTCTGCGCCGGAGAGGCGAGCTTGACCGCTGACGCTCCCTGGCCCGACCCCACGCCGTACTGCACCCACTGCGGCCGAGTGACCGATGCCACCAGCGCCGCTACGACACTCGCCACGCCACTGTGTGTCGTCAGCGCAGTCACGGCGGCACCTCACTTGTAATAGTTCGCCTGTAGCTTCGCGTAGTCACGACCTCGCGTCAGGGTCTTCCATACACCCTGTGCTCGATCGGTCTTGCCCTGCATCACCTCGCGGAAGCACTCACTGAACGGTATGCCCCACACCACGCAGGCAACGCGGCAGGCTTCCTCGACGTGGACGCCAGCGACGTTGGCTACGAAGCGTAGCTCACTCTTGCTGCTCTGGGTCTCGGCGAGAAACTTCGCCTGATCCATAGCAGGCTCGACATCTTGGATGACTTCGACGGTGATCTTCTTCCGGCCATCGTCGCCGTAGTGGACCCACGTCTTCTCCAGACGACCGCCAACCCACTCCTGACTGAGCAGAGTTCTCATGTGGGGCTCCAACAGACGCGGGAGGCGGCTCTCGCCGCCTCCTCAATCCGTCTACAACAGGTCGGCAACGATGCCGGACGCCGCTTCGTTTCTGGCTTCCAGGGTGTACTCGACGGCGACAACGCGCGCGTCCGAGTGACCCGTCTTGGCCAGATCGTACGAATGGAAGTCCTGCAACGTGGCGAAGGCCCACATGTCTGTCTGAAGCACCAAACCATCCCGCGCACGCTGGAAGCGATTGGGGATGATCTTGAGAGGACCGAAGTCGCCCTCATAGATCGAGAACGTCGCGTGCAGCGTATTGTCTTCGGCTTTCTGCATCACGGTACGACCGGTGGTGAAGCTGGACGCCGTCTGCCGCTGGGACGGACCCAGCATCAGCACGTCCGGATATCCACCAGCATTGTAGATTTTCACCAGCACCGACTTAAGCTGCGTCTCGGTGAATGCCCGCAGCGTTCCGTCGGTTCTCGTCGCAGCACCGTCCGCAGTCACCGGCGCCACCCCGGATGCACCAACGTCTTCATTGGTCTTGATCCACGAGATGATGCCTGCGGCTTGCGGAGCCAGCACGTCAGAACCGGCGTTCTTGATCTTGTTGGACAGAAGGCAGAGTTCAATGTCACGCCGCAGTTCGCGAGCGCGCTTGAGTTCCATCTGATAGATCAGTTCGTCAGAACGCCCCGCAGTGTTGACCGCACGCGCCCGGCTCGTGACGCGAGCCGCCTTGTGCGAAAGCTGCGTGATGTTGCCGAGGCGCGTCGTGGGGTTTGAAGCAGACGCGGCAACATCGTCTCCTTCGATCACCGCATTGTTGGCAGCAGCGAGCAAGCTGTCCGTCTGCCACTCATGCGTCATCTGCGTCGCCTTCACGTGCGGGATCATGTTCACGAAAGGCGTCTCGACCGGCGAGATATTGTAGATCACATTGCTCAAGTCTTCACGGATGCCGAACATATCGTTCGTGGCATACGTGCCTGCTGGTTGCGTCATCGGGATGCTCCGCGTTTGGTAGCCAGCCGATACGCCAATGCATCATCAAACGATCCGGACTTCTCCATCTTCGCCTTCAGTGCATTGATGCGATCGCTGGCGATCTGTTCCTGAGCCTTCGGCGCCCCCGGCTTCATCACCTTCGGCACCACGGCCACTCGTTTCTTCGCGGCATCCGCTTGTCCACGGGTCTGGTCGTACAGCATAGCTTTCCTCGCCATCAGAACCTGTCGGTGATCGAGGAGGTTCGACAAGTCAGTCGGTGTGAACCCCTGGCGCATCAGGTAGTCGGCGATCTGCACCTTCTCCTGCTGCGCCTTCTGCGGCTCACGCCACTCAGGCAATTTCTGCAACAGAACTTCGTTCTGCTCTGCCTCAATTCTCGCTCTCCGCGTGTCGGCATCGGTCTTCTGTGCTTCCGCGTTGGCGTTATACCTCGCGATCGCATTCGCCTTCGCTTGCGTGATCTGAGCGTGGCGCTGACCAAACTCTAGCTGACGAGCACCCCATTCTGCCGGGTCCGTTTCGCGTAGTGATGGGTCAATCGCTCGCACGTCTCGCTCAAGCGAAGCCTCTTGGGCCTGTATGAGTTCGGCGAGAACATTGAACTGACCGTCTAGCTGTTGCTGCTTCGCTGCCCAGGTCTCACTCTCCTTCTGAGCAATCGCCTTCGCCGTTTCAAAGCGGTGTTCCGCCGCTCCGCGAAGTTGGTAGCTGTCTACCAACTCCTTGATCGTGGCCTCGGTGGGCATCCCGTCCACGTTGAATGACATCTTGAGAGTGTCGAACCAGTTCGGCGGCAGTTCGCCACCGAGGTTCTCCTCAAGATGCTCCACCAACTCAGACACGGTAGCGATGGGCATCTCGCCCGTGTCCGCTGGCGCAGTCTCCGTCTCAGGCTCCTCGCCGGTCTCGTCCGGCTCGCCTTCGATGATCTCTTCTTCGGTCGGCTCCGGCTCGCCCTTCGGCGCCGGTGCCTCGGATGTCTCTGGTGCGGGCGTGGGCGTCGGGGCCACATCGCCCTTGTATTGGTCGCCAAACATCGACCGCGCGATCTGGTCGAGCGGCCTGACCGCTGGCGCTGCCGGTGCTGGCTGCTGCTCTGCGGGAAGCGTCACGCTTTAGTCTCCTTGCCACGCTCGATGTCGAGCAATTCCTTCATAGCAATCTCGCCGGTATAAAGGAAGGACTTGAGTACCATCTCGATCCTGCCGAGATTTTGCACCGAACGGTACAACTCTTCACGTATCTCGCGCTCCGGAGGCATGGTCCGCAGCCAGTCGTCGATGATGGCTTTCTCGATGCTTTCGAACGCATCCTTCAGCATCGTGTCCTCTAGCAGGCGCCGCGCTTTGGCGCCGCGTGCGCGCTGCTGAACCAGCTTGAACTCGTCGGTCATCAGACGCGGCTCCCTGGCACGTTGGTGGCGTACTTGAGTTCCATCTCGGTGAGCGCGTTGCGTATCTTCTCCATGTCGACCGTCACCTTGTCACTCTGCGCCTCGTGCTTCAGCTTCAGGTCGATCATCTCGTGGATGTGCTTCATGTCCTGCGCCTGCTTGTCGGCTTGCGCATTCATCGCCGCTTCCTGCGCCTGAAGCTGGATTTTCTTATCCTTCAACTGCGCATCCATCGCATCGAGTTGCTGACGCCGCTCCTCCTGCTTCTGCTGCTGCGCCTGCAACTCCTGCGCCTGATCCGACGGCGGCGGCGCAGGCTTGTCGCCAGGGTCGGTGAAGAACATGTCCGGCGACTTGAGGTTGGCGTTCTTAACGAGTTCCGCACACGTGTTGTAGACGTTCTTCGGCGTGACGATCAGGTTCATGCCGCCAGCCGTGACGATCTGCTGTTGCTTCTCGGCGATCGCGTTCAGGTGCAGCAGGTTCTGCTCCCGCGTGCCGATGCCGAGCCCGATGTTGACCGTCATGTCGGTGCGCTCGTGCCACTCGGCCGGGTTCACCGGAACCCACTCACCGCGCAGCTTGACGATCTGTTCCTTCTTCTGATGCTTCAGGCATAGCTCGTGGATGTGCATGAACAGTGACCTGATACCGGTCTCGGCGAAGATGCGCGCGATCGCCTCCTGCTTCATGCGTGACATGTCCACCGAGGCGGCCAGGACCGAGGTCTGGATGTTCTTCAGCGCATCCGGCGACAGCCCCTGGCTGTCGGACGACACGCCGGTGCGATCGCGCTTCACCTTGTCGAAGTATTCCAGCATCGGGAACGTCTGCTGCGCCGTGAACGGGATTGCCATCGGCGCGAAGCTGTCGCTCACCGGGCGATTGAACCGCACCACGCGCCCGACGCGCGTCGTCAGCAAGTCGTCCAGCGTGTTCTCGCCGATCGCCTGCTCCCAAATCGCCGAGCCTGGATTGTTGCTGTGATAGAGGTTGGTCAGTATCTGCCGCAGGAGTGTCGTGTTGACCTCCTGAATGTCCATCACCCGCTCCGCCGTCGCGCGGCCGAAGTGTTTGTGCGGCAGTATCTGCGGCGTGATGATGTGGAATGGTGAACGGTCCACCACCTCGTTGCTGAGAACCTCGTTGCCCGCGATGAACACCTGCCGCAACTCGGCGATGTCGTCACCGTCGTAGTCGACCCTGATGTACGCTTCGCGCAGTTGGATTTTATCCATGCTGCGATCTGACGAGGTCATTCCCTCCTGCTCGTCTACCTTGTCGTAGCGCGCTGCCTTCTCGATGCCGGTCGTCACCGTGCCGGTCGGCGAGTGCGCCGGTAGCTTGTCCACCACCTTGGCGTCGAAACCCATCTCCAGCAGTTCGGTGCGGGTCACATCATCCCGCTCCTGGCCCACCATGCGCGCGTTGCCGGGCTCCACCGAGCGCGCGTCGGCCGAGATGCGATACTGCTCCGGCGGCACCGGCTCGACGCAGACGCGTCCTGACTTGCAGGTCCGTCTGAACTTCACGTCGTACACCGTGGTCTCGACCTGCACCGGCATCAGCCCCATCGGACCCTGCGGCGGCATGGCAGGAGGCGCTCCAGGCATCCCTGGAGGCCCAGGAGGCGCCCCTGGCGGCATGCCGGGCATCCCGGCACCCATCGGCACCGGTCGCATCTCCGTGTGGGTGATGGTCCGCGTCGCGTGCTCAGTGGGCTCCAAATCCGGATTGTCCATGAGCATCGTAAGCTCGTCGTCGGTCAGCCCCTCATAGCTCTCCTGGGTGACCTTCTCGGTCTTGTTCCACCACGCCTTTACCACGCCGTTCTTCTGCACCAGCGCGTCGAGAAACCACGTGTAGAGGATCAGGAAGGATGGGTTCTGTTTGAAGAACACGTAGTTGACGTAGTCGCTCTCCTGCGCCGCCTTCGGCTCGTCTTCGGCATCCACCGGATCGAAGCTCACCAGATTGTCGGCGGTCGTGAAGATGCGCAGCAAGCTGGGCATGATGCTGTCGACAACTTCCGACGTGTCGTTCGACACGACCTTCGACTGACCGTCGATCTCGTTGCCGAGAGGCTTCCCCAGGTAGAAGTTCCACGCCTTGCTGCGCTCCGAGGCGATGTCGCCGTCGGGTTTCCCCATCGCCCCACGGAACTCAGCCTCGACGATCGCCAGTAAGTCCTCGTCGTCGAGGCCTTTGTCCTTCTTAGCGCGCTTTACGGGCTCTGCCATTGCGTGCGGCCTCGACCTCTGGTTCGTCACCTTCGATGGACGCATTGTTCACCGCACCGGTCGGTGTCGCCGCCTCCAACAAGTTCACCCGCTCGATCGTCGCGTCGAGCGCGGCCTGTATCTTGCGGAACTGAACCTTAAGCTCATCGAGATCGACTTCGGTCTGTCTGGTCATATCATGGTCACCGCTGGATAGTTCTTCATCGACTTGTCTCCCCGTCCCCTCTGTCGTCTAGCATACTCCAGATCGGCGATCGCGTGTCGCGTCGCGCTCATCAGCGGATGCGTGTTGAGCGGCACCTTGCCGTCCACCCACTTGAAGCTGCCGAACTCGTCGAGCCACTCGGCCAATCGCTTGTCGACTTTGAACCGGCCTGACCGCATGCGCTCCGCGATGTCGCGCGAGACCGCGTCAGCCATGACCGGCGTTTCCTTGGTTGGTTCGGCGAGCGTGTTACAGCCGCGATCAAGCAGCTTCTCGACCAGTTCCCTGGCGCTCGCCTCCCAGGCGATCGGCACCCACCGACCGTGACGGTTCAGTCCTTCCGCGATGATCACCAGCGGCTCGCGCCGGTACACCGCGCAGTCCCATAGATGCAGGACATCAGCCTTCTTGTCGTGCGCCACCCACACTGCGGCGGCGCCGCCTTCGGGCTGGAAGTGAACGCCAGCGATGCACAGCCAGTCGTTCTCGATCACGATCAGACACCGCCGCGCTTGCCTGGGTCCACCATCGGCTTCGAAGCGACCTCATGCGCGCGGCTCTCGGTCTTCTTCGTCTCGCTCTCCTTGCTCGACTTCGTGATCGCCTGATGCTTCGGCTTCATGGTCGCATCCTGCTTCGCCATGTCCTCCTGCGAACGCACTTGGATCGGGTTCTGCGGGTAGTCGACATTGGGCCATGACTTGTCGGGCATGTCGGTCTCCTACTTCGGTTTCGGTATGCGGGCTCCGGCCTCGCGCGCCTTCGACAGCGCGATCGCCGTGCGCTGCTTCTTCGCAGCGTCCGGACCATGCATAGCATAGGTCCGCTTCACCTGCTTGGGCGTGTTGGCGTGAACCTCGCTGAAGGCGCGATGCACGAGCTTCTCGGTCTTGGTTGGTTTCTTCATCGCCTCGGCGTCCCGTAGTTGGGAATGTGGATTTCATACTCGCCGGTCGCGGGGCTCTCCAGCACGCCACCCAGCGCGCGTGCCATCAGTGGCGCCACCCGGTCGTACACCTTGTCGTGCGTTCGCGTGGCGCCGGTAAACTTCAGCGTGTCGGCGCCGTAGGTTTGCAGGTAGTCCTTCACGGCGCCATAGACCTCTTCCAGTCGACCAATGCCCTGCTTCGTGCTACCGGGCGGCCGATCTCGGTGCATACCACCTTCACCGTGGGGACCGACGAACGTCACCGTCGCGACATCCCTGCCGTCCTCCTCCGCCTTCTCCACCGTCACCCGCACACCGGACTTGGTGACCGCGCGATGCATGTCGCCGTCGAAGTGTTCGGCCCAGTGCAGCTTGAATGCCGGATCGTACTCTGCCGGTCGCTTGGGCGCCTCGCCGCGCCCGCCTTCCAGCAGCATCTCGCCTTGACCGGGGACGCCTCTGCCGCCGCCACCGTAATTCGGGATCGCGCCCTCGGTCGTGTTCATCGGATTGATCCCTCTCTGTAGCCGGTCCCAAATCACGGGCGTCAGGAGCCCGGCGCCGGAGAGGATATCGGGTCGCACCTGCGCTGGGCCAAGTAGCCCGGCAGGCGCATTCGAGCGGTCGAGCAGCCCCTGCGATGTGCCGCCCATCCTGCGCTGCATCATCTGAGCCGTCAGCGGGTCGAGCAGCGGCTGCTGCGGGAATTGCGTCACTGGCGCCATTGCGGCACGTCGCGGATCAGGCAGTAGGGGCATCACACTGTCTCCAGCAGCCGATCGACCGGCACCTGATACACATGCTGCTCATGGCTCTTGGCGACCGCAAGGTGCGTCGCCATCGCCAGCGCGACCATGCCGTCGATCCTACCCCGTGAGCGTT